GCGTCATTTAGCACCTTTCATTGCGATATGTAAATCTCTGATGTCAAAACCTTGTGGCAGACTAGCGTGCTTTGGCACAGTAATCTGATTCCAGTCAAGAAATCGCAATGACTTTACCACATGTCCAGATGTCTTGATTCTTCGTGCCACAGACTGTACACCTGACTGACCTGCGTCATCGTTATCAAATAATAGGACAACATCTTTGTCTTCAAGTACGTGTAAGTAGGATGTCGCGAAACTTGATCCGCATGTCCCAATTACGTCATACTCTGACGATGTGTAGTGGCTTTTAAGGCATAGATAGTCCCAATGTCCTTCAGCAACGAATAGCGTGCTACACCCAGTCAATCCACACAGTCCGAGTACAGTGGCGTTCCAAGGCTTTGGAGAACTGTAAACGATGTTGTCTGAAGGATTGTACTTGTGGAGTGCGATGATGTCCCCCTTCATATTTCTGACAGGGAACCAATAGTAATGACCGTCGCAGCGTATTCCTTCCAGTCTGAGTGCAGATGGTGATACTCCTTTCTTCATACCACAGAACTGTTTAGCTTGCGGCATGGTGAGGTCGGGTAGCTGTGAGAACCATTCACGCATGTAGGACACACCGTTTCCGGTCTGTTTGCATTTCCAGCAAGAGAAGACGTGCCCTTCGTCTTTGGAAACTGAGAGTTTATCTGACCCGCACCAGAGGCACGCGGTCATGACATCTTTGTCGGTTTCTTCGTATGGGACTTCTAGGTGGTCAAACAACCGCATTTGTGTTCTTTCTTACCTTCACAGGTTTATCCCATGCGTCAAAGCAGATTTCAGCTTCTACTGGAGCGATAACTCCGTAGTGCTCTGCTGCCTGTTCCATGAGTCTGGTAATAGCAAATATGTGCTTCTTTGGTGGTTTCATAGGGAATTCAAACACAATCTCGTCATGGACCTGCAAAGCTATTCGCCCTTCAGGATATTCTGAAGTGAGATAAGCGTCACAGAGAGCCATGGCACGCTTGACAATGACTCCTTCTGCTCCTTGAACAATGTAGTTAACAGCAGCATGAGCAGCCTTCTCCTCGCGTCCAGTCCACTTGTTGACGTGAGACTTCAGTTCCAGTGGGTAACCACCGTACGTCTCAATGTAGCCTACCTCATCGACGATCTGTTTTGTTTCTTCGATAAAAGCGTGAGCAGAAGGAAACAACGACAGTAACAGCTTGTACATTCCGGGTTGGCCTGCTGTTGCGTCGATCTTCTTTTCCGAGGCACCGAATAATACACCGAACACACAGTTCTTCGCAATCCTACGTTGAGCCTTTGTCGGACTATCTGGCCTTTCTACGCTGAACAATTCTCTGGCAACTGTATCATGAAAGTCGTAGCCTGCTTCAAGGGCTTCGATCAACTTTGGTTCCTGTGTGATGTATGCGAAGATGCGAAGCTGAAGCTGCGAATAATCTATTGCGATCCAACATTTATCGGGAGGTGGGCCAAAACAGGATCTCATGGAAGGTGAAGCACGTAGCCATCGAGCGATATCAGGTGCGTCGTCTTCATAAGGATTACCGGCCTTGGTGATGTTCTGAGCGTTAGGATTCTTGCTGCTGAATCGGGTAGTCTTGGTTCCTGTGATGTTAAAGGATGGATGAACGTATCCACTGGTACTCCTTGATCGTTCGTACGACTGTAACGAGGTCAGCTTCTTCTCATACTTCTTCAGACTCAGATAGCAGCTAAGGAATTGATGCTGCTTGGTTCCGGGTTGTGCCAGTTCGTGTAGCTTGAGGATACACTTGGCATCGACTGAGTTGTTGCCGGTCTTAGTGAGAGTAACAGGTTCGAAGCCCCAATCCTGAAAGAACAGCTTACGTAGTTTGGTGTCGGTGATGTCTTCAATACCTGATAGCTCAGTGACTTTCTGAGAGAGAATATTGATGTACTTGTGGCAGGCTTCCTGTGCATCCTTCAGTTCCGTTGGTCGTACCCACAGTCCATGAGTCTCCATCTTCCAGACGATATGCTCGACCTGACGATTGATGTTGAGTAGTTCAGTGACTTGGTCTCCGTGACGTTCGAGGAGTTGGTGGAAGTAGAATTCAGCCAGTTCGAAGGTGTTGACACAGTCAGCTTTCAGGTATCGCAGCATGACTGAGCTAAGTAACGCATCACTAAGACCGGGTCGGAAATCTGCAGGGATGTGCTTTCGTATGGCTGCTGGTAACCAGAAGTCCATTCGGTTCCATTTGTTATTCTTTCCGCAAGGAAGGAAGGATGGATGAGATCCCTCAGCCGATGCGATGAGCCAGTCTCCGTAGACAGCTTTGAAGCGTTTGGTTCTTGTGAGCCTACGGCATTTGTCGACGACACTAATCAACTCCTTGTCTTCAGGGTAGCCTCGCTGCAAGTATTTCTGAGTGAGGAAGTCTAAGCTAAGCTCATCGGTCGAACAGTAGAGGTGAGCGAGGGTGGTGGTATCGACTATCTTTTTCCAGAACGACTCTTCTGCTGGTTCGTTCCATTCGTAGATTCCTGATTCGCAGAGGGCTTTGAGATCAAATCCAGCGTTGTGGAAGACGAGAAGTTCAGCTTGGTCGAAAGTGCTTCTAAGAGACTTCGGATGCTCTTTAGTTCGGTAACGAGTTCTTGGATCAATGTCAGTAGTTGAGTGTTTGAATACGGCTCCATCATAAACTCCAATTGAAAAGCAGGTTGAACCATTTTGCAGAAATAGGCCGGTCGTTTCTGTATCACATGCCAGCATACTCGTATCCGAAAAAGAAGCCCACTGGGTTAGAGTGGGCTACGGGGAAGACTATGGGAGTAACGATTATGGAAGGATCAGGTCGGCGTAGTTGGCTTTGACCTTCTTGCCATCACGTTCGAGGGTTACGGTGCCAGCATCGTCGTCTGCTGCGATGACCTTGAAGGTTAAGGCTTTGGGGGACTTCGCTGGCTTGTAATCGACATCAAAGCCAATCCAGTCAGAAGGAACGAATTGTTCTTCAGCAGCGTCTGCAGTATCGTCTGCTTCTTCGGCTGCAGCTTCGTCGAGTTCTTCTGACCATTCATCTGTGGTGTCGTCTGAGTCTGCTGAGTCGCCTTCAGTATCTTCTGGTGAAGAGAAGTCCTGATCGTCTGCTTCAGCAGCCAGTCCTGCGATGTAGAAGTTGTTGCCCTTGCCGTCCTTACGTTTGACGACTCGGATCATGACATCCTTACCAACTGTGGACTTGATAGCAGCGTCGATCTGGTCGAGGGATAAATCCTTCGTGTCGATGCCCATCAACTGGAGATCGCACATCAGGTTGTCCAGTCCCTGCTCAGCAGTACGGTACTGGCTGTCATTCAGTCCGTGCAGGATGCCGATACGATGACCGTTGTACTGCTCCTGACCAGCAACAGTACCATCTACCTTGAAGTCAAGGATGAAGTATGTGTTGCCGTCTTTGGTGATAATGTTGTTGCGACTGAACTTGGTGATGACTTCACCCGGAGGACCAGCGTAGTCCTGCTGAGGTGTTGTCTTCTTAGCGACTTCCACATGCTTCTTTAGTCGAGCATTGGATTTCATGAGTGCTGCGAGGGAGGTTACTTCCTGGGCCATTTTAGGTTCTTTCTCGTCAAAATATTCGTCAGGCATTCGAACTATAACTATACAAACTATGAAGCCTACTAACAGTATCAGCAGACCTCCTTGACTTCGCTCTGGCTGAGTGAGCATCACATCCCCAGTGCTTCTTTGAGTTTACTCCATGTTTCCTTAGCTGATTCTCCACAGTCGATCTCGGTCATCCCTTCCGGGGTACACCATGACTTAGCTGTGTAATAAGTCGTGGGTGACAATCCGATGAATCTACGCTCACCGACTGTGTTCTTCTTCTTGGTTTTCTGGTCGATGGAGACAAGGATCTCCTGACCCATGAAGAAGACACCGTGCAGATCCTTGGACGTGTACTTCCAGATGTTCTTATCAAGCTCTGGACGATACTGATCGTAGTCAGGACCATTTGGGTTGTTGACTGGTTTGAACGTCGAGTGAGCAATCAGTACGACGTTGTAACCCTTGGCTACGATCTCCAGCATGGTCTTGAGAAGTTCTGAGGACCAGAATGCTTCAGCAGCTTTCGTGTAGCCAGCGTAGTAAGCCGTGAAGTCCTTGCTGTCCATATCGCTGTCAAACAGCATTGAAGCACAGTGCTGGTAGCAGATGTCCTGCAGACCAGAGGTGCTGTCGATGACCAGTGTCTGACGATCATGCTTACCATCACGGAATCGCTGCATCGCTGTCATGCAACGCAGATATCCGGGATGACCACCAGCAGGGATCTCATCGTGAGGTGCCAGTGGCTCTAACTGGATGATAGGAATATCGGACGGCACAAGGTTTCGTTCCTTGTACAGGTAGATGCCTTGTTCTCCACTGGTGGTAATAAACATTGGTGCTGGGAACTGAGCAGCCAGTGTTGTCTTGCCCATTCCGGGAGGGCTGTAAAGCATCAGGAATCGACCATGCTGAGGCTTGGCTTCAATCAGGTCTTCAAAGATGTTCTGAGAAGAAGCAGTAATAGCAGGTCGATTGGTTGGTGGTGCGGGTTGTCGTTTGATTGGACGTTGGGGTGTGCTCATCTTAATCCTTAAATGTTACCTGAGAGAACAATATTCTGAATGCTTTGTAGACTCCGAATTCTTCGGTTGTCGCTGTGCGTATGATAGTCTCCAGTCCAGATCCATGTCCGCGACAGTCATCGTAGGAGACCCACGAACCGTCTCGAATATAAATGTCGTCACCAGACTGTCCTACGCATTCAATTTTCCATTTATCGAAGATACCTGTGAGTGCATCTCTTTGTGAGATGTCTACGTCAATGTAACGAAATTCTTTCCCCTTCATTTTCATCTGTATGATACTTTTGGTCTAAGGCCGAGGGTTGATCCAGTAAGACGGAAGTTGCGGAAGCGTTCCTGAGTGCCTTCCATAAAGGGGTTGTAGAGTCCGTAAGGTGTTGCCCAATGA